ATGTCTATGATCTTTGCGAGTTTATGCGTAACAATGATAACTCTCCTTTTTGCAATGACTGGGATGGATATCATAACGACTCATTCTTTAGCGCTGTACTGGTCAAATACTCATCTTGCAATGATGGCGTAAAGGTCGGCTTGGCAGTTCCAATGCCTACCTTGCCGCCAATTTCTTAATCTCTAATAATTACTACAATGAAAGATACAAAATACAATGGTTGGACTAATCGCAGTACTTGGTTGATTAATCTATGGTGCGAACCACACACAACAAGTGATCTCGATTGGATCAAAGAAGAGCTAGAAGAACGTTCTAGTGATTTAGCAAATAGCGAGAATGTATGTGATAAGATTCTTTCCGATATGCTAGATTTGCAAGCAATCAATTGGGATGAATTGAAAGAGCATGTAGAAACAGAGGAAACTTGCGAAGCTTAACATACTACAAACAACTAAATTTACCATACAATGCAATACGACATTTCAATCATACTACTAGCACCATACGCCATAATTGGCGCTTGGATCGCAATTCAAACACTTAAAGCAAAAAGGAGAAACTAGCATGAACGCAGAAATCACAAAAGAAGCATTTGATTTGCTTAAAGGTAATGATGAAAAATCATGGCATGACTTTAAGAAAACAGAGCTTGCTGAATTTAGTTATTATAAAGCGCATGGCGTGCTACTTACGGCAATTCATAACTTTGTATCTAATGTTACTCAATATTACGTAAAGGATATAAACGCATGAACCACGCAGAACAACTCTTTCCAATCGCCTTGCAAGAGTTGATTGCGATAGGCGAGAAAGCACGGAAACAAAGAGAGGATAGGGAGCGTGCAAAGCGTGCTGCATTGCCCCGTAAACCGGGGGCATGCATGCAAGTAGCATGTAAGCAAACCTTCACAGAAAGAGAAAAGATACAACTCACATTCAACCTTAAATAATCATGAATATTAAAGAACAATTACAACGCTATGCATCAAAGAAGATCCAACTGGGCAGGCTAAAGGACAATGAATTACTCGATGCATGTGATTTGCATGACCTAGGCCTTACAACTTTAGGTAAAGGCAAGATCATAACTCTAACCGAAAAAGGTACTAACGAACTAAAGAAATTACAGGAGGTTAAATAATGGACTACCCATACGAAAACACAACTCAAGGCACAATTGAAACGCTTTCCAAGATTGAGAAAAGATTGAAGAAAGAAAAGCAATCATTGGAGGAAATGAACATTAAGCTTTTTCAATTAATGGAAGATATTGTTAAGAAAAAAAACACAATTAATGACATGGAAAATCATATTGAATGGAAATTTCAATTAAACTAGATTATGAAAGAATTTAATAAAAATGAAGCTAGAGAATACACGAAGCTGAGAGGTGCTAATACTAAGTTTTGGGTAAACAGAAAAGATTTCCTTAAACCACATTACTACACCCTTAAAAAAACTGAAAATACTATTAAGTCTAGTTTACTTTCTAAGAACACTTGCATTTTTAAATTTCACAAAAACCTGGACAGAGTGGAAGGAGAAACAAGCGCATGAGCAAACAAGACAACAATGACATAATCCCAAAGCTCGCAATGGGCTTGTCGCTCTTCATAGCGCTCAAGTTAGTGCCGAAAGTGCTTGCGTGGTGGCAGAAGAAATTTAACAAAAATACTAACTAAAAAATATAATGAAAATTTACCAAGTATCATATGACTCATTTGAAGGTCACAATACAGAAATATTTTTCTGCAATAAAGCAGAAGCAAAAAAGTGGATTCGTGAACAGCAAAAATGCGCACAAGAAGTTTTAAATGATCCGGATGATGATGGATGTACAGCTTTTTTTCAAAATATTTGTGATGAGCCAACACTTTTGCATTTAAAATCAACCAAGAAAAGAGACATTGTCGATTTTATTAACTTTCATACCGAAAAAGCATGAATGCATTCCCTTGGGACAACTCAGGCAAAGATAGTCTTGAACAGTTGCAAGCTCTCCTCAAGGAAACAGGTAGAGAAGTTACCTTGCAGGAATTGCAGGAGATGCAGCGTAAAGTAATCTATGAAACAGATCCAAGGTTAGATCCAAACTTTGAGTCTAGTGAAGATTCGTGATTATACGAATACCATAATCAGATTATCAGATAAAATACGCATATCCCTAGAATCGTCAGGAAGGCATCTAAAAAGCGTTTTGTTTCTCATGCTCGTACTTTTCTGTATCAATCCCCAAACGCACGATTAGATACCACTACGGGCTTCATATGGCATCATATGTAATCTTATGTAGTCTGTATTTGCCTTAAAATGGTTTCTTATCATGCAACCGGGCATCCACACGGGTCGAGAAACGACCTGTTGGCTTGGTAAAGGTTAGCTTAGTTGCACGCACCTCTCCATTCCTGTTCTTTGCAACGTTGCAGATAATATCATCAGTTGTTGGATCTACTTCTTTTTCACGATGCATGAGAAGCACGCAATCTGCATCTTGTTCTATGCTTCCAGACTCTCGGAGATCCGAGAGCATGGGATTACGGTTTTGAGATTCTAGCGCACGATTTAACTGACTCAATGCAAGCACAGGTACTTCATACTCCATTGCAATTGCTTTTAAGGAACGAGAAATGTGGCTCACCTCTTGCACTCTTGAGTCATGTCCAGGAGAAGAAAGCAGTTGCAGATAATCGACAACGATTAAACCAAGCTCACCTTCAAGTCTTTGTTTTGCAATGAAAGCTTCAATACTTTGCATGGTTGCTTGGTTGTCATCCTTGAAAGTAATAGGCCAACCTTGCATGGCTTGCACTTGGGTTTCAAGTTTTTGCTTGTGTCCTGCATTGAGAAATCCCTTGCCTGTAGGTTTGCGTACTCCGCTTGCATTGGAAAGTAATCTTCCGGCACATTCAGATGATGACATTTCCAAGCTTGCATAAGAAGCACGCAATCCACGCTTTGCAGTTTCGTATGTCATTTGTATTGCAAGTGCTGACTTTCCTACTCCTGGACGTGCTGCAAGGACGTACAAACTACCTTTCTTGAAACCACCGCCAAGAATAGCATCTAACTTTTCCAATCCTGTGGGGATTGCTTGTGTACCACCTGCATCTACTTCGAGAAACTCAGCGTATGCTTGCTTGCTTGCAGGACCACATGCAACCACACCTTTGCGTTGACTGAGTGATTTGGCTACCCGGTTAACAAATGATTGTGATATCTCTTCTGCTGGCTTGCTTGCTTTTAAATCATCATTCGCATGAAACAAAGCAAGTTCAACTGCTCGTGTGTTGCGATGGTTTATTAAATATTCAATGTATCTTTCAATTGATCCACCACCATACTTCTCGCTAAGAAAAAGGATCTCATCTTTGAGATGTGCATGTTCAATAATTAAATCAATCTCATTGCATGGAGAAAGACGCAGGCACGTTTCAAAGATCGTTCCACGATCCATGCTAGAAAAGTCATCCTTGGTTAACGCTTCACCTGCTTGTGCAGTTGCAAGTCCACTCTCATCATGGAGCATGCTTGAGAGAACTGCTTGCTCGGCTAATTCGTAATCAATCACTCGTCTGGGTGTACTTCTGTGATATCAAAATTCAAGCCTTGCGTTGAAATGGAATTATCCACGTGGTTATCATACCCTCCATCATTCAACCATGAGTTTGGATGTTTTGCATAATTTCCTTTCTCACGAAAATGCTCGTTGTATTTATCTGCAACCATCTTGGGATCAAGCTGTGAGAGATCATCCCAATTCAATCTGATAGTCTTTACAACACGTCTTGCAAATTGCTGGTTTTTACATACTTCCCAGAATGCTTGAAACCATGCATGAGTTTGCTCTTTTTTTGCATCCTCGTTTTTGCTCTCTGTATTATTTTTCATTATATCTTTAGATATAATAACATTATCTACACACGTGTGCGCGCGAGGATTGTAATACGGGGGTATTACATTGGCATTTTGAATGGTCGGTGCAATGAACTGTGAAATTGCTGCTTTTACGACCTCAGATTTTCTCATTCCGGTAAGCTCACAAAACAACATTAATCTTGCGTTTGCAGACTCGTTTAATCGGAACGATGTGGTGTAACTTTTTCCTTCTTCTTTTTCTTCTTCTGACATATTTTTATCCTCCTATTATTGCCACCAACCATGCAAAAATCATCCACATCCATGTCAAGGTTGCAGTGATAAACATTGCGGTAAATATTATTTTATT